GGTGATGCCACGCGATTGACGGCCCAGCTTTGCAGCTGCAGCGTCAGATGCTTCGATCTCAAAAGCAGCAGCCTCACGGGCTGAGCGATCGGTCGGGTTGGCTAGATAATTGATGGCACGCAGGAAGGAGAACTTACGGCTCTCCTGTGCGGTAAGGCCGATTTCAGCGGCGCTCATGTTGACAGTCTCCTGGGGTACGTTGAGTTTATCTAGAACAGCGGCGCGTGCCTCGTCGATTGAACGACCAGACTCCACCAACTGACGACCGAGATCGGTCATTTGATGCGTGCTGCAGAGTGCAGAGATTTCAGCGATGCGGGTGCGCTCAGCCTCAACGGCTTCGGCCCGCACCACAGCCAGATCGGGGGCGGTGTTTTCCATGAGAGGAATGGGATCGTGGGATGGTGCTGCCGAAACAGCAGGTTTGTCAGTCTTAAAAGATCGGCCAATCCCAACACCGGGATCAGCCGGTACTGAAACAACACTGATCTCATAAGGTGACCAGGCAGTAGCAACAAAGTCACCACTGCCGCGCTCTTCCATTTTGTCAATGGAATAGCCAAAGGAGACGTTTCGGAGAACGCCATCCTTCACATCGCTCAAGATTTCCTGAGCGAAAGCATTGCGGCTAAAGCGCACGCGGGCATAACCGCGGCGCTTGTTGCCGTCAATATATGCCCTCTCTACCACACCGATCACTCGGTCAGGGTTGTGATTAAACAACAGCGGCGCGCCATCGTTTAAGCGGCTGAGATCTGCAGCCTTTATTTCATGGCTCAGGATCTCGTTGCCGAAATACCTAGAAACAGGAAACTCAGAACTAAATGGGAACTCATACGTCCGATCTTCTACCTCGTCAAAGGTGGTCAGCTCGGCGCGCTTGTAGTTGCCTTCCATCGACCGCAAAGTGGCAATCTTTGTCAGTGTTGAAAACTTGTGGCCAACCAGCGTTTCGGTTTCCTCATAGCCCTCATCACCTTCGCTATAGATGCGAATCAATGCAGCTGGGTCATCAGGTGTTCCTTCAATGCTGAACTCGGTGTTAGGTACGTTGACAGTGCCATCACGTTCAATCGTTTCAATTTTGCCGCGTGCAGTGCCACCACTGGAATCCCAGCTCACAAAGTCGCCGTCGCTTAGCGCGTCAGGAGCAGCGCGATTTTCCAAATCCATAATGCTTCTGTTTTCTTCTGCCTTGATTGTATCGGCTTTTGCGTTAGCCCAGCTCTGTCCTGCATCACCACCCCATGCTGCCCATGCAACGCGGCCTGGTGATGGCATCAAGTCAATCGGCATATTCAGATTCCTCTTCGCTCTCGGCCTCGTCTACCGCTGGTGATTCGGTGTCGCCAAACGTGTCAATGGTTCCGGTTGGTCGCGCTTGCACCAAGCCAGCTTCGCTCACTTCGCTCGGGTCTGTATCCGTCACGATGTTCAACTCATCAAGCATCGCCAGCTCCGCCTGTCGAGCAATCAGTACTGCATCAAGATCACCGCCTTGCTCCGCGATTACTTGACCCAATGTCTTGAAGCCACACCGCACCGCAGTCTTGTAAGCGTCAACCTCACGTTGTGGGTCCACCCACTCCCAACTCCGTGGCACCCACTTGCTCGCGCGATAGCGGTCAGGGTTGGTTTCATAGCCCGGCAACCCAAGCACACCGCTTAGCACCGCCATCTCCAGCCACTTGTCAAATACCTGCTGGTGGAAGTTTTCCACCATGTATCGCTGAAGCACGCGATAGGTGTCACGCTCCTCGAGCAAGCTCAGCCGGCTGCTGCTGTAGTTGCTCTCTGAGAAATTCTTGCTGATGCTTTCAAAGCTCACGCCAACGCCAGCCGCCACGGCCCGCAGCATCGATCGGGTGAACGGCTCAAGCTGACCATCAGGGCTGTTTAGGTCTGGCACCGATACCGACTCACCCGGCTGCAGATACTTGAAAACACCAGGCGTAAACTCACTGACGCGCTCATTGTCATAGACCTCATCACCAAGCAGCTCGCCTTCTGGTGATTGAATGAATCCCATCAGTGCGCTGCTAGCACGGGCACGCACCAACTCTGCTTCTTCATAGCCCTGCAGCATGTGCAGCCGCATCAACGCCGATGCAAACCACGTCACGCCTCTGGTTTGCCCTGGTCGCTCAGGCAAGAACAAATGGATCACCTCATCAGCAGGCACCCTCAGCCTTCGCCCATTGCTTCTTGCATTGCCGGCGTAGGTGTCTCCTGGGTGGTTTGCGTAGAAGTGATAAGCCTGTGGTCTTAGGTACTCATCCACCTCGATGCCCATTCGTACCGTGTTGCCGTCCGCTGCTTGCGGTACATCGTCATCAATCAGGTAATCCGCTTCAAGCACCTGCAACGCAAACGGCACCCGGCTATCACCAAATGGTCGCTTGATCATGCGCACAAATACCTCACCGGATTCGGCCATGCTCCGCGTCAGCAGGCGTTCAATGTCATGGAAGCCAAGAATGCCGCTTACATCGCAACGGTTTTTGTTGCCCCACTTCTCCCACTCCTCATGGATGCGACCGTTGATCACCTCATCCAACCGCCCACCTTGCACCATCCGCACCTGTCCCTGATGGCGGATGCCGTGACCAATCACGTTGTTCTGTATTGCACGCAGCGTTTGCTTGGCATAATCATTGTCTCGGCACACCTGACGCGCACGATTGCGTAGTGCCTTGAAGCTGGACTTGATCTCACTGTCGGCACTGGTGCCACTTGTTACCCAGTCAGCCGTCAACCTATTCATCCTCGCGCCTTGATAGGCACGGCGTTGTGGCTTCACTGGTTCAAAGCCCATTGCCCGAAATAGCCGCGTGCGTAGACCCATCAGAACCTCACAAATAAATTGAATGGATTGCCCAGACCGTTGGCCATTAGTGCCGCTGCCTGTTCTCTCTTCACTTCAGCCTTGAGCTTTGCCTCAAGCTGCAACAGGTCGGCCACCTCCATCTTCTTTAGTCGCCTAGTGCCGATGGTGTATTCAGCCACCGCACCACCGCTCACCATTGTGCGGATCGCTAGCTGCACTGCATCAAGATCCTGCTGCGCTTGTGTGCGCCCATCAACCGCGGTAGGAGTGCCGGCATAACTCAATGCAGCCAGCACAGTTAATTGACCGGCGCCCAGAGTCACCGTGCTGCCAGTCTTGGTTGCGACCGCTTGCCAATACCACTGCCCAGCATTCAAATCAATGCTGGTGCCAGCAGCAATCGTAAACTCCCACCCAGTCCCGTAAGCGCTGCCGACCACCGTTGCGCCTTCCGTTGCCGTGTTAGTCCGCAGGTAGTAGGTCAGCGTGTAGTCAGAGCTGCTGATCGCATTTCCAAGATTGTCCACGCCAGCATCGTCCCGCCACTTGATAGTGTCAGCCGCCCTGATTTGGCTAGGTATGTTCACGGCCTCACCAGTTGTTCACAAATGCAGGCGCGTTGCCTGTTCCTGATCTTAGCGGTGCCTTGCGCCGTGGCTCGTTTGGTTCCGCCAGCCGCAGCTCCATTTGATCCCAGATCGTTCGTCGGTCATATCGTTGATAGCAGCGATGCAACGCTGCATACGCATAGACCAAACAGTCCAACGCCTCGTTGCGTGCTGATGGTTTCTTTACCCACTCACGAATCGGGAAGCCCCGGTGATACCGCAGCACCTGCTTCTCAGCCGTTAGCTGCTGGAAATACTCACCACCCGTCTGCGCATGAAAGTGCAGATACCCACCACCCTGCTCGTTGTGCTTCAACCGTCCAAACAGCGTTGTCTTGATCGTGTCACTGCCAACGCTGAACACCATTGCGCCTTTCTTCAATGTCTTGCCCTTGAAGTTCACGTCTACCTTTGAGCCCTTGCCGATCGGTAGCTTGCCCCGCTGACTGGCGCCCTTGATCGCCACCACCCCTTGCGCTTGACGCTCCCTCGCGTATTGATACACCTCCCCCGTGAAGTGGCCACCTGAGTCGATGCAGATCACATCTGCGGAAATCATCCCGCCATTTGCGTGGACCCATTCGCGCAGCACTATCTCATCCAGCTGCTTCCACAGCTCCGGCCGTGAGGGGTCGCCATAAATCTCCTGGTGATCCAGCAGCCAGCCCTCCTCCTCTCGGCCCCATGCCCACACGCTCACCGCCAGTCGGTTGTCCTGCACGTCAACGCCGATCGTTACCAGCGACGCCCCATCAGGCACCACGCCAGCCGTGTATGGCTCGCATCGTGCCAACAAGCCATCAGCGTCCACCTTGCTTGCGTAGTCCTCCTCCCACGTCTCCGCAAGCCGCGTGTTAACAAAACTTTTCAGCATCGGCGCATCAGTTTTGGCACGCAAAAAATCGTCCACCATGTCCTCCCAACTCAGCCAACCCAAGGGGCTGTAAAGCCCAGACAACTGGAAGCCTGCTGTTTTGCCATCGGTTGGTGCCGTCGCTCGCCACTCACCTTTGCGCAGCATCGCTGGCTTATGGATCTCAGCAAACTGCTCCTTGCAAACTTCGCACTCATACCGCGCAGTCTTGGGATCATTGTTCTCCCACTTCAACTGCGCCCACTTCAACCACTGCATTGCATCACAACATGGGCACGGCACATAGAACCGCCGCTGATCGCTACGCAAATACTCCGCCTCAATGCGCGAAAAGTCCTTCACCGTTGGCGTGCTGGTAAGCAAGATTTTGCGCCGCGCAAACGTTGTTGCTCGCTTTTCCGCCAAGCTCACCGGGTCGCCTTCGCCGTCCACATCAGCAGGAAAAGCGTCCACCTCGTCCATGAAGATGTAGCGGCACGGCGTTGAGCGCAAACCCGTTGCACTGTTCGCCCCGGTCAGCAGCATCATTCCACCAGGGAACTCCTTGGCGAACATCGTGTTGCCACTGTCCCGGCTTCTGCTTGGTGCAATCTTGGCTGCTAAGCACGGCGTTTCCGTTACTAAAGATTCAAGCCGTTGTTTTGATAAACGCTTTGCCATCTCCACCGTTGGCTGCACCAGCAGCATCGGCCCTGGCGCATGGTCGATCACATAGCCCAGCCAGTTGGCGCCACTCTCAGTCTTACCGGTCTGCGCCGCAAACATCATCACCACCCGTTGCACCTGACTGGTAGTACTCAAGCAATCCATCGGCTCGCGCAAATATGGCGTCCGGTTGGTGCGCCATGGGCCAGGCTCTGCACTGGCCTTGCTACCTAGCCGCCGGTACTTGTCTGACCACTCGCTCACCGTCAGCGGCTGCTCCGGACGCAACCCATCCATAAATGCCGTGCGCCAAACGCTCACTTGTCAACCTCTTGCAACACCAACAATGCATCGCGGTGTTCATCGCTCAGCAACGCATGGATCACCGCCGGGTCTGTCTCACCCGCAAGTTGGTGGCTCAACCTGTCCGCCAAGTTCGAGAGCGCTTCGCGCACACTGCGTCCAATCTGGAACGCTTCCTTCTTCACGTCATCAGCAGGCACCAATTCCTTGCGCTGCAACGCTACCTGCAGCTTGCTTAGCTCCGCTTGATAATGCTCGCGTCTCGCGCGACTCTCATTGAGATCGGGAATTGCATCATCTGGCAACGCCTCAATTCGTTGCCGCAGCTCACTTGAGGTCGCCGGTAACGTCAACTCAATTGGATCTGCCTCGCTTACCTTCGCGTTATGCGTTGCCTTGGTGTTCTTACGCCACAGATCCAGCGCCATGTCGCGGTCCAACCACCGCTTTCCATCCTTTTCCACCACCGCTGCAGCAATGCGGCTCTTCGTCGCTGCTGTGACGGTGCCCTTAGCGCAGCCCTTGATTGCGGCGAACTCGCTAAATGTGACCAGCACCCTGTTGAAATCTTTTATTGTTCACCATCAGCATAGTGAACTGTTGAACTGTTGAACTGGAGGGGATGCTGTGTCCACATGTCTCATGTTAAGACTTGTTTGGGACGGCTGAACGCTGGCGCTAGCGAAAAGCCGCGCGTGCGAATTACC